TCATACCTCTTAACAAGACTTTAACATTATCAAGGATCTTCTTATTGGTGTTTAATACGGCATTACAATCAAAGAGATTAATATCTGATCCACCACTATAAGGAGTGACTTGGGTTTCAGCTATTTGAGATGCAGTATAAAAACTAGATATATCTAAATCACCATCAGATATTCCTTTTCCATATCTTTCGTTTCTGAGGAAATCTAATAGACACCATACTGGATTAGTAGAATAAACTCCTGTTGTTTCATTTCCTCCACTATCAAATGTAGATACTTTTTTACCCTGAACTTTAACTTTAATATTAGGAATACCAGAATACTTGTCTGCATCCCATGTGATACGGAAAGCAATATAGGCAAGTCCTGATAATTTATGGTTGCTAGTCCAGTTCGTTAAGGTTGTCAGTAGTGAAGCTGCTGCTTGTCCGTCTGTACCATAAAAAGGTTGAAGAACTATTGTAGATCCAAATTTAGTATCATTAGATGTAATCTGTGTGCCATCTGCAAATGATCCATCAAAAGTGACTACACTATCATTGACTTGAATTTCAGTAATGGCATTGATTTCACCCTCTGCTAAGACCATAGCGCCATAAAGGTAAGTATTATCTGTGCCTGATGTTTCTAAGAATACTCTTGTTCCGCCTACTAGACGCTCACCATAAATAACTGGTATCTGAGCATTATTGGATTGTTTATTGAGTTGAGTACCCCTAATCTCCTCTACTTCTGGAGTATCTGGTATCTCAGGGATGTCTATAAACCATGAAACTACCTTTTGAACTATATTTTGTACGGCTTTAACTACGTTTGACATTATTACTAATCCTCATGGTTTTATTTATTGTTTCTTCCATTCTCAACCAAACTACTTCTTTATCATATCCTAGTTCGTTCCAAAAATGATTCTTTGCCCAATTAATCATATCTCTGATATTTTTTCTACAAAGGAAATCAGCAAAACACAGATTATCACCGCATTTCCAATTACTATAATCAATGATCCCATGATGTAAGAATTTAAACTTCATTACATCATTTAATAATCCCCAATTCATAAATCCTATAATCTCTTTGTCTTTAAAGACCTTATACTGATTAAGGCTAATACTTGGCTCTAGGTGGTGATATAAAACTCGTCTTGAAGTATCTTTGTATCTGTCAAATGTTAAATAAAAATCAATAACATCTTCAATCACTTTCTACCCCAAGTTAATTCTTGAATTTGAAGTGCTGCAAATTCCATACCTCTATCAGTAGGAAAATATCTTTGTTGGCTACCTTCATTAGTTTTACGCCCTGCAATTCTACTGAAATCTGAAAAGTGAGAAGTACAGATCAGGGATATTATTCCTTTATCTGTATCTATTCTAAAACTCTCAATAAAACCTTTATCATAATTGTAAGTATCAATAAGCGTATCAGTGCTATTTAGTAATCCAATATCTATGCTTACTTCGTCATTGGCTACATTATTATTTAAGATAATAGAAGTAAAATCGCTATCTACTGCGGATAGTTCTACAGTAAAATTAGATACATCTAGTTCTGCATTTTCTGCTTTATTAGTAATTGATAAAAAATGACTACTAGCGGAATAGGTATTGGAATTATGAGTAATATCTTTGTAATGATTAGTTAGTCTTTGGGGAGTAGGAAATAATATTTCTAGTAAGATAATTGGCTTAATGCTTTGAGTAGCCAGTTCATTTTTTAAAGCGGTAGATAAACCTCTAGCCATTATAGAGCCTCTATGAAATCAACTTCAAATCTATATAAATCTAAATCCCCTGTATTGAATTGCTGAACATCATTTGTCAATCTTACTGTAAATTCTACTCCATCATAAGTGACTGCGGCATCATCTGCTATGGCACTTCTTAAAGGTGGCTCAATAGTCAGTGTTGCTGCTCCTGCTACTGCAGTTGCATCACTAACCACCATATAAACCTTTGTATCTCCTGCAAAACTAACAAAATCTCCTGCTTTAATTTCTCCAGTCATTCCATCTACATCAATCGTAGTATCTCCTGCACTATGTGCGCCATTCACTAATACTGTTCCTGATATACTACCTTTGGCATCTTTTAGGTCTGGTAAGGATATCTGGAATGTTTCTTTCTGTGATCTTTGTTTCATTACAAAAGCATAAACTGGAGCAAACTCTGATCTATTCATGGGAGGATAACTTGCGCTAAATTTAAATCTTTGACCATCTACTTGAACTGCGAACATCTTACCACTGTCAGTAGTGGATGTGATTGTCTTTTGCTCAGATGAAAATCCTACTGATGCAAATTCTGGTGTTGTTGGATATGTACCTGCCATTAGATTAATGCTTCCTTCCCTTGACTATTAAGTGCATCATTTATCACATTAACAATAGTACTTCTACGCTTAATTAATAAATCATCAAATCCCTCTGTGTCATTAGCGTTTATAGTCACATAAACATTGGTGGCTTTTCCTAGTTGTGAATTTGGAATAATAGTTCCTGATTGATCAGGTACAAACATCTCAGGTTTACCACCTTCACCCACCATATAACTTGATCCTGCCTGAACTCTACCACCCAATGCTCTGCCTTGATATTGCTGAGATTGAATAGTTGCTATTTGAATTGCACCCATAGCACCAATTAAAAAGGCTTGAACATAATTAGCAGTTGATAAGGCTTTAGTGACGCCTTGAGCAGTATTGACAATAGCTTCTGCGGTAGCCAATGCTTTATTTAATTCAAACGCTTTTTTATTGTTTTTGGCTAATGCTCCTAATACTTCTTTACCTGCCTTGATTGTAAAGTCTTTTTTCTGTTCTTCTGTTAATTTAGTTAAATCTAATTCTTGGAATTTACCTGATTTAAATATGCTTAACTGATCATTAACTTCTCTTTCTCTTAATACTTTTCTATCTTCTACACCTTTTTTTGTAATCTCAGTTTTTAATCTTTCATATTCTTCATCTGAAATTAAACCATTTATTTTAGCCTTGTTAATTAATTTAATCTGTTCTAACTCTTGTCTTTGTAATTCTAAATAAGGATCATAGACTTCTTTTAATCTTTGTATTGCAGGTACTACTTCCTCATATATCTTTTTAAAAATTTCTAATTTTTTAGCTGCTTCGTACTGTTCTGTTAAACCTTTTGCATATTTGATACCTGCTTCTAAGGATTGTTCTTGTGCTTGTCTAAATAAACTTATTGAATTTTTAGCTTCATCAGTTGATTGTGTTGATTTTTTTAAAATTCTATCAAAAAACTCTAATTCATTCTCATTAGAAATAAGTATTTGTTTGTATGCTTCTAATTCTTTTACTATTGCTTCTATTTCAATTCTTTTCTCTCTGTTTTTAAGTTTAGATGCATCTAGTTTGTTGTTATAATGATCTATGAAGAAAGTGATATCTTCTACACTTTCAGATTGTTTTTTAATATCATCAACAGATAATAAATCTATTCCTGCGGTTTCTTTTCCTTTTTCAATTAATTTATCAATTTCACCTATTAAAAATGATATTGCTCCGATTGCTATTGCACCTTTTTTACCAAATAATAATGCACCAATAATTCCACCTGTTTGAACAAATGTAGGTAATGATTTAAATCCTGTAATCATTGATCCTGTTGCGTCAGCTATATTTTTGACGGCAGGTGCAACACCTTTAATCAAATCAGATGTGGTTGTAATTGCTCCTGCAAAATTCTCACCAATCGCAGTTGCTATATCTTTAATCTGTTGTTCATTTTCTTCTAAAAATACATTTAAATCACCAAACTCACCTTTTAGTTCATCAAAGAAACCTGCTGCTACATCTTTTTGAAATTTAAAATACTTATCTCCAATCATTGAGATAGTACCTTCAAGTGTTTGGGCTAGGTCTTTAGTGGCGTTTGCAAATTGACCATCTCCTGCAAATAGTTCTTCAAATCTAGCTATCGTTTCTTCTGCAGTGACTTTAGCACCTGCTTGGAAACCTAATAAGGCTCTAACACCTCTTTCTCTAAATAGATCAGCAGCACCAATACCACCTGAGAAGGCTCTTTGGATTTGGCTAGATGTGGTTTCAAAATCTAATCCTGTGACCGCAGCTACATTACCTGTTATCTCTAATATTCTGTTAAGATCGTTAGCGTCATCCGCAACAACTGCTAAGTTTCCTGATGCTCTTGATATTTCTTCTAATGAAAATGGAACTTTACCTGCAAATTTTGTAAGATTATCAAAGGCTACTGCACCTTCTTCTACTGATCCAAATAAAAACTTAAATCTAACTTGTAGGCTTTCTACTTCTTTACCTACATTTACAAATGATCGTATGACCGCACCTGCACCAATACCTACTAATGCGCCTTTAAGACTAAATACTGAACTTTTTACTTGATTAAGACGACCTTGAACTCCTCTTAGTGCCTGTTTGGTCTTATCTCTTGCGATAATGTCAATATTTAACTGTTTAGTCATCTATCTTCTTTTACCTTGCATCTTGGCTTTATTCAATGCCTTTTGTTCTTCTTCATATTTTAATGAGTAGTATGCACCCCACATATCAAATTCTTCTACTGGCATTTGCATAATCTCGCCAATAGTTTTGTGTAGTTTTTCTGCTAAGAAGAAATGAAATCTGAGATTGTTGTCAGATTCTATTTTTTTTTTAAGGTGTCAGCAGCAGGTAATGTACCCAT